ATTATAAAAAATATTTACCCGTTATTATTATCGGATGCATTAAACGGGTGGAAAGGATAAACCATGGCAAAAAAGAAATGGGAATCAGCAATCTTAAATAGTGATACTTACAATATGTATTATCAACGTTTACGGGATTATGCTCTTAATATTTTCGAATGGAGTGGATTACCCGAGTCTATTAATGTGCGGTTTCTTGAAACAACCATGATCGATGAAGGTCGATGCGTGTTTTTTGAGGATAAAACACTGGGTTTTCTAGCATTACCCGTGCAATATGGCGGGAAAGTCAATGTTTACAATGAACCCACCGAATATAAAGCCGTGACCGTGCATTACAATAAAGATTTGACTCCAGATAATGCGGTCATTATGTATGGGATGTACTCCAGACAAACGTTAGCCCAAATTATACGCCTATTTGCAAGGCGATTATATCAAGTCGAACGAACGATGGATGTAAACATACAAGCCCAAAAAACACCCGTTTTAATATTAGCAGATGAAACGCAGCGTTTAACTCTCCAAAATATGTATATGCAGTATGACGGGAATGAACCCTTTATTTTTGGAAATAAAAATGGGTTTGATAAGGAATCCATAACCGTACTGCAAACCGAAGCCCCGTTTGTCTCGGACAAATTACAAACCTATAAGCACAATTTATGGAATGAAGCGATGACATTTTTAGGGGTGGGGAATGCTAAACAAGATAAAAAAGAAAGACTCGTTGCGGATGAAGTTTCCGCAAACGATGAACAGATACAAGGGGCACGATATATTATGCTAAATGCCCGACAAGATGCATGTAAAGCAATTAATAAAATGTTTGGATTGAATGTGAGTGTCGATTTCAAATTGAATATTAAAGATGAGGTGGAAGACGGGGATGGACTTTTTCAACAATCTTCTGATTAATCCCGAGAGTGCCACATTTGCCGTATTGTTCATTGGATTATTTGTGTATGTGATGCGAACAAACGAACAAAGGGAAAAAGATTACCGTGAAACCATTAAAGTGTTAACTCAAAGTTTAAACGATTGTGAAGCGACTAAAATTAAATTGATAAACCCCTAGAGGTGGTTATTCGTGGCAAAATATACGACTCAATTAAGGAGTTTGATCGAAAGTGATTATGATATTTTTAGCGGGTGGACTTATGACTTATTTGATAATGCGTATCGTGGGGTACTCCAGAAAAAAATATTAGATCGTTACTTTTTCCGTGAAATTGGGTTCGAAACCGCAGAACAATTTAAGCATAATTTAAAAATGAAAATGAATGAAATCATGCCTTATTACAATGAATTATATAAGTCAGTCGCTATGATGCAAGACCCGAACTTTAACCCACTAAACAATTTAAACACCACAACCAAAGACACCCGAACGACTAGTTCTGAAAGTCTCGGAAGTGGTACAAGTCAATCGACCCACCAAGACACCAACAAAACAACCTTTAATGATACACCACAAGCGAAATTACAAGACCTTGACTATGCTACGGAATTCACAGAAGTGGAGTCAGAAGGTACGGGCGGGGCATCGTCTACAAGTGAAGGTACCATTAGCACCACGGATGAATATATTTCACAAGTCACGGGGTCGGGCGGGATGCGTTATCCCGCAGACATCATAATAGAATGGCGAAAAGCTTTTATAAATGTCGATGTATTGATTTTGGATGAACTTAACACACTTTTTATGAATATTTATTAGGGGTGAAAGTATGGTCAACCAGATACAAAAACTAGAATATTATGTTCAGCAGGTATTACCCCAAGTGTATGATGATTCTCTATCCTTTTATGAGTTAGTTAATAAGGTGGTTTCGAAACTAAATGAAGTTATCGACACAAGTAATGTATATTTTGCTGAAGACATTAGCGGTCACGTTGGAAAAATTCTACAAGATTGGTACAATGACGGGTCATTGGCAACGATCATTAATAATGCGATTTTCTCGAAAAAAGTAGACTCGGACAATGTTAAAGCCATTCGAGAATTGGACAATATTTTTCAATATACGACAGATAATATTGAATGGAAATCGATCAATTCCACCGAATGGGCAACGCCCGAAAAATATGGTGCGGTCGGGGATGGGGTCGCAAATGATACGATTGCATTACAAGCCTTATTCGATGAAAACGACTTTATTTTATTGACCGATGGTGTTTATAAAATCGATGGGTTAACCATTAATAAACCCGTATGGATAGAAGGGCGTGGGGCTGTTTTACGACCTCAACAAAATCAATTGTCTATAAGAACTATCGTGGATGGGCTTGACGGAATTGTAATAAAAGGGATTACTATTGACGGGGTGAATGGTTCTGAAAACTGCGGAATTCAAATAAAAAATGCCTCTCACATATTATTAGAAGGAATTACCCTCCAGAACATGCCCGTTACCGCCTTACATCTCCATTTTTGTACTTTCTTTGAAGTGAAGTCATGTCATGCGGTTAGTGTTGGAACGATTAAACGAGTGAATGACTCAGGCGTTAACATGGGGAGTGCATTCGTTATTCAGAATTCATCCTATGGTTCTGTCCATCATAATACTTTCTATGATATTTGGCAGATTGCCGTATTTGTTTGGGCAGACGATGGATTTTGTGAAGGGGTTAGTGTACACCATAACAATATTGATTTGGTCTATGATAACGCCATACGGTTTCAACCCGACCCGAACACAATCACGGGTATACGGGATTGGAACGGGGTGAGGGCGTGCGATGCGAGTTATAACACGATTAGTAATGTCACAGTCGATGGCATTCGATTAAGTGGGAATAGTAATCACGCCATAAATAATTATATTCGAAATGTCTCGGGTCGGGCTATCACCATGCAAGGCGGTAACGATCATATGATTTCGAAAAATATTGTTATGGATTGTGATGAAGGGATTCGGCTTTTTTGTGATATTGCTACTTGTTTGCGTGGGACTATCGAAGGAAACGAGTTACATAATATCACGGGTGGGGCGAGGGCTATTGGAGTTATGGGGAATAAATCTCCCGTGACTGCGGGTGTACTCACTCGGGAATGTATTGTAAGAGGGAATTCCGTGCATGACTCGGGCGGTTATGGCATTGAAGTGACCGATTGTAGTGGAGTTATTGTGACGGGTAATGTCGTGAAAGCAAGTCAAAAAGCGGGGATTTATTTGAGAGATGCAAACCGTGTATTGATAAGTAATAATATTTCAAAAAATAATAATGTTCAGAATGGGCCTTATGCGGGGATACAAACCGACACGAACGTTACACAAGTAATCATTACAAGTAATGCTAGTTTTGACGATAAAACGACCAAAACACAAACACAAGGGGTTTATTTAATGGCGGGTGGTTCTTACATCGTAGTGAAGGATAATTCTTGTTACAGTAATGTGAATCCACAAGGGGTATACGATTTAAGTGGAAATCCAACTAGTAATAAGATTTCGGACAACCTTACTTAATGTATTATGATCTACATACGATGTTATCGTATAATTTATTATTCAATTTTATCATTGGTAACCGTGGGAGTGGTAAAACATACGGGGCGAAGAAATGGGCAATTAAAGGATTTTTAAAAGATGGGAGTCAATTCATTTATTTAAGGCGTTATAAAACGGAATTCGATGATATTAAAAAGTTTTTTGCAGACATTGCAGACGAATTTCCCGACCATACTTTTTCAGTGAAAGGGAAAAATCTATTAATTGATGGTGAGGTAGCGGGTTTTGCTATCCCTCTTTCGACTGCTTTAACTAAAAAGTCGGTGAGTTATCATTTAGTAAGGCGAATTATTTTTGATGAATTTGTCATCGACTCCAAAGTTATCCATTACCTCAATAATGAAGTGACACATTTTCTGGAGTTTTATGAGACGGTTGCCCGAATGCGGGATAATGTGCGGGTTTTGTTTCTCTCCAATGCGGTGAGTGTCGTTAATCCCTATTTTCTTTACTGGAAAATACGCCCAAATGAAGAGCAGCGTTTTACAAGAAAAGGTCAATTACTCGTTGAGTTTGTAAAAAATCAAGAATTTATCGATACAAAATACAAGACCAAATTCGGACAGATTATAAAAGGAACGAATTATGGTAATTATGCGGTGGAAAATGAATTCTTGAAAGATAATAAAAATTTTGTAGAGAAGAAAACCCACGGGGCACGGTTTCAATTTAGCATCGTGTATAATGATTATGTATATGGGTTTTGGGTAGATTATAAAGAAGGCTTAATGTTTATGTCCCATGATTATGACCCCTCTAGTAAATTACAATATGCGATTACCGACAGTGAGCATAAGCCCAATTTAATGCTCGTTCGAAATGTCTCGAAATCCTATTTGTTAAAAGGGGCATTGGATGCATATGAAAAAGGTTATTTACGTTTTGAAAGTATTCAAATTAAAAATCAATTTCTCGACATATTTAGTATATTAAAATCATGAGGGGTGGTTTATTTGCGATTGGTTATTTGATCAATTTAATCATTTTAATATACTTATGCTTATTGTCATATTTGTTATACAAGTCATAATGAACAAAAATAATGTGCAAAAACTATTGAAAGACCAATCCCAAGAAATTTACGCAGAATTCGAAGAATTAAAAGACGAAATTAGGGAGGGCAGAAAATGA